GGTATATTCGAACCCCCTTATTTCGCTAGCGTCAAAATCCGACCATATTAACCTAGGAGGGTGGTATCCGCCCCACATGTGAACATCTGAGCTAAATACGGTTAATATTTCCAAAAGGGGCTTATTCGCTGCTAAATGCCGCAAATATCGCAAAAGCAGCTTGCAGAGATCATTGGTGTAAGCAGCGCACGCATCACGGCCGTGCGAAAAACGGGCCGCTTAGACGGCACATTTAAGGCAGATAACAAAAACGTCGTATATGACCAAGACGCAGCTGTCGCAGCGTGGAACGGCGAAATCCAACAGTCTATCACTAGAAAAAACGGTTCGGAAGAGGAGATCCCAAGCTTCAACGAGTCGCGTGCCAAGTCGGAGCATTTCCGCGCTGAGCTAGCCCGCATTGATCTTGAGCTAAGGGAAGAAAAGCTGTGCGAGCTAGATAAAGTGCAGCGCCAAGCGTTCTCAATGGCCCGTTCTGTGCGCGATGCATTGAACAGTATTCCCGATCGCGTAGCCAACCAATTTGCCGCTGAAACAGATTCTGTAGTAATTCACAAAGTGTTAAGTGACGAGCTGCGTAAGGCTCTGGAGAGGTTGACAGATGCTTGACGGCGGCACGGTTTACAAACAGGCGTTTTTAGAAGGTTTGCGCCCTGATCCTGACCTGACAGTGTCAGAGTGGGCCGATCAATATCGGATGTTGAGTAATAAGGCATCAGCGGAGCCAGGGCCGTGGCGCACGGACAGAACGCCGTATCTCCGTGAGATCATGGATTGTATGAGCAGTAGCAGCACGATACAAAAAGTAGTTTTCATGGCTGGCGCTCAGTTGGGCAAGACGGAAGGAATCAATAACGTCGTCGGTTACATGATTTCGGAGGCACCTGGCCCAGCCATGTTTGTGCAGCCAACAATTGAAATGGCCAAGAGACTGTCTAAGCAAAGATTGGAGAGTTTGATACATGAGACCCCACGTTTGGCAGAAAAGATCGCGCCGGCCAGAAGTAGAGATTCGGGAAATACTCTCTTCTCAAAGGAGTATCCGGGAGGCATCTTGTTGCTGACTGGGGCTAACAGCGCAACGGGTTTGCGATCTGCGCCTTGTCGATGGGTGTTGCTGGATGAAGTAGATGCCTTTCCACACGACGTTGATGGCGAGGGCGATCCTTGCGCACTTGCTGAACGTCGCGCTTCTACTTTCTCACGCAGAAAAATCATCCTCACCAGCACGCCGACTGTCAAGGATATGAGTCGAATTGAAAGTGAATATTTAGCTTCAGACCAACGCCGATATTTCCTACCTTGCCCACACTGCGGTCACATGCAGTATCTGCAGTGGAAGAATCTGCAGTGGCGTGACGGTGACCCTAAAACTGCGGCATACGTCTGTGAATCATGTGGGACACATATTCGCGAGCATTACAAAAGCGAAATGCTGCGTAAAGGCGAATGGCGAGCAACAGCAACAGGAGAAGACAAAAGGACCGCCGGATTTCATCTCTCGTCGTTATACAGCCCGCTTGGTTGGAAGAGCTGGGAAGAGATTGTTGGGGAGTTTCTGCGAGCGAAGAATGATGCGCCATTGTTGAAAACCTTTGTCAATACGGTGCTTGGCGAGACGTGGGAGGAGGAGGTTGGCGCGAGGTTAGGTGCTGACGGTTTGCGCGAGAGGGCAGAGTTTTACGAGTCAAACACCGTGCCTGAAGGTGCCAGCCTTGTGACAGCTGGTGTTGACGTGCAGGACAACCGTGTTGCTGTTGGCCTCTATGCGTGGGGCGAGGGTGAGGAGTGCTGGCTGATGTGGCACGGTGAAATTTACGGTGACCCAGCTGGCAAAAAGTTGTGGTCGCAGGTGGATGACATCATCAATAGAACATATCCGCGTGCTGACGGCGAATCTGTCAAAGTTTCTGCAGTTGGTATTGACTCAGGCGGCCACTACACCAGCGAGGTCTATGCCTACTGTCGTGAGCGTCGAAAGAGAGGGGTGTTTGCCCTGAAAGGTCAGTCGCAGCGAAACAAACCACCCATTGGCAAACCTAGCAAGGTTGACATTAATTACAAAGGGCAAGTGTTGAAAAACTCAGCCGAGTTATTCCCTGTTGGTGTTGACACTATCAAGAGCACATTGTTTGGCCGTTTGAAGCACAATGAGACTGGTCCTGGCTACATTCACTTTCACAATGAGGCGGGGCAAGAGTATTTCAAGCAGCTGACTGCTGAGCGGCAGGTTGTCCGCTACGTCAAGGGTTTCGCCATCCGAGAGTGGAAAAAGAAGCCAGGCGACCGCAACGAGGCATTGGACGTGCTTGTGTACTCCTATGCGGCGCTAAATTTTCTCTATATGAGGTACAACCGAAACACTATTTTCGAACAGTTCAGCAAGGCAACAGTTAAGGACGATGTGCCCAAAGAGGAAAAATCGGTAGAATCGGAACATAATCCCCTGCGTCGTCGCCGCGTTATGCGTCGTCCGCAATCATTCGTGACGAACTGGTGACTATTTCCGTTCCTGATCTTTTCTACGCGGGCGACACCGTCATTTTTGACGTGCCCGAGTTCACTGATCCTGTTGGCAACAGTGTAACTAGCAGCGATTACACGCTGACTTGGTACGCACGCACCAATACCGCATCAGAAGGTGCAGCTATTACCGGTGTTGCTGAGGGCACCGGCTGGCGCGTTACTGTCCCTGCCACCACGACAACAGACTTTGACGCTGGCACTTGGACTTGGCAGGCAATCGCTGTCAATACCACTCCAGACCCTGACGTTCAATACACAGCAGGGCGCGGCCAGTTCACTGTCAAGGCAACGCTCAGCTACAGCGGCACTCCTGGAGCGTTTGATGATCGCTCACGCGCTGAGATTGACCTTGGCCATGTAGAAACTGCAATCCGCACCCTTGCGCAGGGTGGTGTTGTTCAGGAATACAGCATCGGAAATCGCAGCTTGAAGCGTTACAAGATGACTGAATTGCTGCAGCTGCGCGATACTTTGAGGGCTGAGGTTGACAGAGAGCGCCGTGCCGAGAAGGTTAAGCAGGGCCTCGGCAACCCCGGCGTTACTCGTGTGAGGTTTATCTGATGTGGCCGTTCAATCGCAACAAGCGCAAGCAGCGTCGTAATTACGCTGGCGCTGCAACAAGCCGCCTTACTAGCGACTGGGTGTCACAAGGCACTAGCGCTGATAGTGAGGTAAAGAACAGTCTGCGTATCTTGCGCAATCGTGCGCGGTCGCTCGTTCGTGATTCTGACTTCGCCAAGTCTGCACTGCGTGCTGTCAAAAACAACGTCGTCGGGCAAGGCATCAAACACCAAGCTCAAGTCCGCATGGTGCGCGGCGGCAGGCTTGATGAGCGCCTAAACAGCCTGATTGAGTACGAGTGGAAAAAGTGGGGCAAGGCTAAGAACTGCCACGCTGGCGGCACGTTGAGCTGGTCTGATATTCAGCGGCTTTGCCTCAACAGCATGATTGAGTCGGGCGAAGTGTTTGTCCGTTTTGTTTATCAAGAGTTTGGCGATAGCAAAGTTCCGTTTGGCCTAGAGATCCTTGAGGCCGATTTCCTCGATGATGACTACACAGGTCTTGAATCAAACGGCAATCGCGTCCGTATGGGCGTTGAAATCAACGAGTGGGGCCGGCCTGTTGCCTACCACTTCCTGACCTATCACCCCGGCGATTATCAGTTTTCCTACGGCAACATTGCGCAAAAGCGTCGCATTCGTGTTCCGGCAGAAGAAATTATTCATCTATATGCCGCTGAGCGCCCAGGCCAAACCCGAGGCGTTACGGCTTTTGCGTCCGCAATCATGCGGCTCAATAACCTAAAAGGTTACGAGGAGGCCGAGATCATCGCAGCCCGCGCAAGCAGCGCAATGATGGGCTTTGTTCGCACCCCTGATCAAGAGCTATTTGAGGACGGTACTTACGATGATCAGTCTGTTCTTGATTTTGCTCCTGGCAGCATTCGCCGTCTTGCGCCAGGCGAGGAGATGCAGTTCTTTTCGCCCAGCCGTCCTGATGACGCATTTACGCCGTTTGTGGCGCAGATGTTGCGGGCGGTAGCTGCCGGTGTTGGCTGTAGCTACACGCAAGTCAGCTCTGACTTTTCGCAAAGCAACTACAGCAGTTCACGGCTGGAACTGCTTGAAACCCGCGCTCACTACAGAACGCTGCAGCAGTACATGATTGAAACGCTTTGCCAGCGTGTTTACGAGAAGTGGATGGATATGGCCGTCATGAGCGGTGCTTTGCGCCTGCCTGGCTTTGACATGGACCCTGACCGGTATTACGAGAGCAAGTGGATTGCACCTGCTGCTCAGTTTGTTGATCCGCAGAAGGAGGCCGAGGCTTATAAGTCACTGGTGCGCAGCGGCATCATGACCCTTTCGCAAGTCATCTCTCTGCACGGTGGTGATTTTGAGGAAGTGATGCGTCAGCGGCAGCACGAGCTTGCCATGCTTGATGAGTTGGGAATTGTTACTGACACCGATCCCAGCGCAGTCACCAAAGCCGGTCAAGCGCAAAACCCGCCGATTGAAGACACCGAACACCCTGAAATCCACGAGTCATGAATGTCAACGGCAAGGAAATCAACCTGACTCCCACCGAGGGCATGCGTGAAGAAGCTCAGCGCTATCGCGATTGGAAGGCAGACGGTGAAGCTGGCGGTACTGAAGTTGCTGCACGTCGTGCAACTCAGATCTTATCTGGCGATGAACTTTCTGTTGATACTGTTCGCGAGATGAATGCTTGGTTTGCCAGGCACGAGGTTGACAAACAAGGCGAAGGATTTACGCCTGACGAAGATGGTTACCCTAGCAAAGGTCGTGTAGCTTGGGCAGCATGGGGCGGAGACCCCGGACAATCTTGGAGTAAAATGAAAGCTGAAGCAATTACCGATGCGCAGGACCGAAGCTTGCGTGCAGGCCCTGATGATCTCAAGGTCGGGGACTTTGTGCGGTGGGACAGCAGCGGAGGCACGGCTCGTGGCCGCATCACCCGCATTGCGAAATCGGGCAGCATTGATGTTCCTGACTCCTCGTTCACTATCAACGCAGACGAAGATGATCCTGCCGCGCTCATCCGCGTTTATCGCGAAGGTGACGATGGGTTTGAGGAAACTGACCGCCTCGTTGGGCATCGTTTCAGCACCCTGACCAAGATTGCTTCTCTTCGTAGTTTTGCCGGCGAGGTGCTTAAGCGGGCACACGCGGTTGATTTTTACGAGGACGAAGAAGACGATCGCACCCTTGAGTTTCCGTTTGCCTCTGAAGAGCCAGTTGAGCGTTACTTCGGCATGGAAGTGCTCAACATGAGTGACGATGCAATGGACATGTCTCGTCTAAATG